AGGAACTATGCACAGTTTATGTCCTCGTTAAAGAAGACAAAGAAGCTGCTGCGGAAAGCAGCAGCTCTCCAGGGGGTGAATCCCTCTAGAGCCCCCACTATTGAATTTAGTGGGGTAACCAGACAACACTGGTTTTACTATGTTACTGGTCGTAACATAGCTATGTCCCATCCCACGAAGCGGGATCGGCTAGCGTCCATCTTGCTATGGACGCAGTCACGGGCCACTGGGCTCGCTGACTCCTCCATGCTGGAGGCCTCCTTGAAGAAGTTCAAGGAGACAGTGACTACGCCTTGCGAGCCACTGGAATTCAATGTAAGAGTGCTACAGTCTTGCATTAACTGTGACAACGTCACAGGAATGGAGGCACAGGTCTCTTGTGGACCTAAGGCGTGCCTCCAGTCGCCTCAGCGACCTGATGTGGTGGATGACATCCACTACATGGGAACCCACCGGGAGCCGGTGGGCGGACAAACCAGATACTTACTGTATCTGACTACTCATAGAGTCCTCAAAGGACGCTATAACTTCACCGATCTTTCGGTGGAGCTCTTCCCGGAACCCGTTCCGGTAAGTAGCGCAGCTGACTTGCTCAGCTGGGCTGTCCAGGAGTCCCTGGAATGCGGATGGAAAGTCCGCTCGGTCCGCTTCCATTGTCTAGCGGACCAATCTAAGGCACGGTCGATAACCGTGGCTCATTATGCCTATCAGGTCATAATGGGTGTGTTTGCACACATGTTTTCTCACGCTGTTACACATCGTGAGACCAAATCAGGACTAAGTTCTGATCGTCATCTATGGAACTTTCTCCATAGTGATCTGGCCCCAGGCATGCCTGCCTGGGAGTTCTTCACCGGTCAGGTGAATGCATTCTCCACCGATCTAAGTCAGGCAACTGACTTTGGGAATTGGTGGGTAGCTCGGGCAATCTGGTCCGAGTTTATACGGCAGACTCATGGTCCCCGTCAGCCAACAGGTCTCATCCTGTTAGCTAAGATGTTGTACACATCTCCCCGACTTGTGTTTCACAAGCAGGAGGGTAACCGTTATGGTTACTTTCGAACCCGCCGAGGGTTCCTCATGGGCGACATGATGACAAAGGTCATCCTGACTGTCGGCCAAGACTACAACGCCAGAATGGCGTTGTATAAGTCCCCTTTGAGACTGTTGCCTGCGAATCTCGCAAGCTTCCCTGATGAGGTTTTGGCAAAGCCGTACAACCTCACCACTCTAGGCTCCTGTCGGAACCTAGTCCCGAAGAGGTTTCACATCTTCGGTGCCGCCTACAGCCTTGTAGGCGATGACATAATAATCATTTATTGTGTCACTATCATGCTTCGGTATCTTCACGAAGCTATGATGCCAGTTGGAGATATTTTCCAACTGACTGACATACAGGCGTATGCCAGTTTGGAACCATGGTTCCTTCACTCTGCCACTTCGGCAGGGTGGGAGGTATCCCTTGAGGATACCTTCGACAGCCCCCATCTCATGTTCTATGCAGAAGAGGGCGCGATGGTCCCGCAGGGACCATCGGATTCGACTCGCCAGAGTATCTGGCGGGGCAGGACCGTGGGTTACTTAGACTACCCACGGTTACGTCTTCTCCTTCCGGTGAAGATGGAAGTTAGTACTTATTCTAAGACTAACGTCGGGCGCTTCTCTCTCATGGGGAAAGAGGCGAGATGGGTAGAGGATACCTCTACTCAACACACTATAGAGAAGTACTCTATAGCGACAGTACTACAACATTTAGTAGTACCGAGAGACATAGAAACTCTATGTCCCTTCGTCCCCCAAGAAATCGGGGGGGACGGCGCTTTCACAAGCGACCACTCCTTCTTTAGGAGTGTTATCTCAGCCAAGTCAAAAGACGAGGCTGAAGTCCTCTTCAGAATGAAGAGTCAAATCCAGGGTCTTTGGTCCCATAGATTTGTCGCATCGGACAAGGTCCGATCAGGTGTGCAGAAGCAGCACCTCATCCTACCCACTCTGGATAGGATGAAAAAGCTCCTGCCCGTACGGGCGGTGCTTATCCCCGCTAGCGAGGAACACCGCATGCTTTTGGATGCAGTGCCACGGAATCTCCTTGAGACTCCGATGACTACCTTTACTAAGGTAGTTAAGCGGCTGTACTACTCTCACCTCTTCAGAGGTAAAGTACTTCCGAATCTGAGGGTGTCCTCTGACATCCTTAGTAAGAGAGGAGGGACTCCCCTCTCCCCCCTTCGGACTTGGTTCGAAGAGGTAACGGGTGAAAACCCGTGGGAAGATAGGTACTCTGACTATCTTCTCTCGTGGCGGAGGCCAGGCTTCCGCTACTATGACAAGGAACCATACTTCGTGGTTCCTTATAGACATAAGGACATTATGTCTGTGGGCTGGGCGTTCCGCATCAGACCAGAGAGGGCGACTGACATCAGTCGCCTCACCATTGATGACTTCATAGATGTCATCAATAGGGGGAAGGATATTCCCCTAATTACTCAAAGACTACAGTATTTCTTTGAGTCTGACCCCTTATTGGAAATAAGGGTTCGAGAGAACGACTCGATACGGGTCGTCCTTCGTCTTGTCTCCTGGGACAAGAAGTTGGCAGAGCGGATAGTCCGCTTTGTCAGGAACAACAGAAACCGTCGGTTTGTTGTTTATTTAATACACCCCTCGGTGTATTTTCTCGGGAGGATTGATGAAATCCCCCCGGGTCCACTCTTAGTGGATCATGGGTCTATCAACACCTTCGATAGATCCGCCGCAACCTCGAATCTGATTGAGGTTGAGTGCAACCCCATCTTGCGTGTGGTTGAGAGGAAATACACTGGTGTCATTTCCTTTATAGTGGATGGCATCCGCTATACAGCTAGGCCGAGCAGAGTTTCTGCTCGTGGGCCATCTGAAGGACTCATTGAAGAGCTCAGATTTCTGGGACATCACCATCCCGATGTTCCTCCGGTGGAGGACCACTGGTTACCACCCTACCTCGAAGGGTCGTAAGCACACTTGCGTGTGTTGCACACATGTCGACGACAATGTGTGAGCAAACCATGGTTTGCGAAACGGCGATTAATCGTCGTCTCTGCAGTTACATAAGGCCGTAAGGGCCGCGTAACCGAACGGGAATCTC